TTAAATTAAGTCATGCCCTACGAAAACTACTTGCCCTATCACTTCAAAATCAAGCCCATCATCGAAAATCACATCAACAGGGGTATAGATTTCTTTGTTATCACTAATTAAGCGAATCCCTCCAATAATCCCTTGCACACGCTTAACCCAAAGCTGGTCGCCCGAACGCACCACATAAATCTTGCCATCTTTTAATGTATTGCGAGAACGGTCTAATAAGAGCATATCGCCATTGCTAATCGTAGGATACATCGAATCGCCGTCCGCTAAAATAAAAGCGAGAGATGACTTATGTAAGCCTTTAAAATTAAGCCATTGTGTGCTTAAACCAATATAATCATCAGGCTTATAAACGTCGGTATTAACGGCTCCAACGCCAGCTGAAGCAAAGGTGTTATAAAAAGGCACTTGTTCCAATGTTGTCGCCATAGCATTGTTAAAGTTGGTTATCCCTTTCATCTCATTAACTGGCGTAGGCGTAGTTATATCAAAGCCTAGCTGTTGTTGCACGGCTGGTGGCAGTGATGAATAGTGGTATTCATACGCAACCCCTTTCTTGCCTTGGATCTGTCTTTTTTCCCAATTTTCTTTGGTTGCTCGTCTTGTTATGTTCGTTGCTTTATTAGGTAAATTCCCTATTCCTTCCAATTCAAAAGCAGTAAACCATTCTTGTTTTGCAGATGAATTCATAAAACACCTTGTAAATTCATTTGTGAATTCAAAAAGTTAAAAATAATTTCTTTTAGAAATCAACAGGTTAATAAACTCAATGAAAATATTGTGAATTCTTTTAAAATCTTTTGTTGATTTCAAAATGAATTCACTATATTATTCAATTCATAGTTAGCGAACTACATTACTGCGTAGTTCGCTAAGTAGCGGTAAAACTAATTAAGGATCTCACAAAATGGCAGGAAAAAAAAGAATTATTGATATGCATCGTGCCGATATTCGAGCAGAACTAGAGAAGAAAGGAACTTCATTAGCAAAACTCGGAATTGAAAACGGATTATCAAAAACCACTGTTCGTAATGCCTTGGATAAACCTTATCCCAAAGGGGAACGAATTATTGCAGATGCTTTAGGTCTTGAGCCATCTGACATCTGGCCTAGTCGTTATATTGGGTAAAGTTAAGGTGGCACTATGAAAGAATGGTTTAGTCCTAAAGAACTTGCTGGTGTTGGTGGATTGCCTAGTAGCCCAAGCAATGTAACTCGAAAAGCAAGAAGTTTATCTTGGGAATTCAGACAAGTAGAAGGTGCTAAAGGTATTAGTTTTGAATTCTCTTTCAATTCATTACCTAGAGAAGTTCAAGCTGCTTTACTTCTGAAACGCTCTCAAAGTGCGGTCGAAAATCCCCTAGTTTTACCTACCGCACCAAAGAAACCCTTGAATTATCTGCCTGAAGTGATTTGGGCTCCCTTTGACAAAGCAACCAATGCACAACGGGAGAAAGCACAAGAACGGTTAAAACCTGTCACGGCTTTTGCGGATTTATTGTTGCACGGGCAGCCATTTGATGTGGTGTTGAACTTGGTGGCAACGGAATTTAACGTGGCGGAAGGGTCGCTGAAACGTTGGTATTACCACGTGAAACCCTTTGAACGCAGTGATTGGTTGCCACGCTTGTTGCCGAGTTATGGCAGACGCAAAGGCAAAGACGCAGAATTTACTGAAGCGGCGTGGGAAAGTTTCAAGGCAGATTATTTCCGCAATGAACAACCGCAGTTTGGCAGTTGTTATGAAAGATTGAAACGCGCTGCAAAAGAACAAGGCTGGATCATCCCCTCCGCCAGTTCGGTGAAACGCAAAATTGAGCGTGAAATCCCGAAACTGCAGCAGGTATTTTTACGCAAAGGCGAACACGCCGTGATGGAATATTACCCATCCATGCGACGCACAGTGGAAGACATTGAAGCCCTTGAATGGATCAACGGCGATGGCTATCAGCACAACGTCTTTGTGAAATGGCATAACGGTGAAATCGTCCGCCCAAAAACCTGGATTTGGCAAGACATTCGCACGCGCAAAATCTTGGCGTGGCGTACAGATTTAAGCGAAAACTCAGACACCATTCGCCTATCAATGATGGATTTAATTTGGAAATACGGCATCCCGAAAAAATGCACCATTGATAACACCCGAGCGGCAGCGAATAAGTGGATGACTGGCGGTGTGAAAAACCGTTACCGCTTTAAAGTGAAAGATGATGATGTGATGGGGATTATCCCGTTACTGGGCATCGAATTGTTTTGGACATCGGTGCAGTTTGGGCAAGGTCACGGACAGGCAAAACCCATTGAACGTGCGTTTTCCCACGGGGGGTTAGGTGAATTAGTAGATAAACACCCGAGTTTAGCAGGCTATTTTGCAGGGGAAAACATCTACAACAAGCCTGACAACTATAACGGCGGTAAAGCTGGTGTGGATTACGACACCTTTATTATGGCGCTCGAAGACGGCATCCGCACCTTTAACGAACGTGAAGGACGCAAAACCGAAATCTGCCAAGGGGTGTACAGTTTTAGCCAAGTGTTTGAACGCGATTACGCCACAGCGCGCATACGCAAAGCTAGCGCCGAACAAATGCGTTTTTTAATGCTGATGAGCGAGGCAACCACGATTAATAAGCAAGGCAAATTTACGTTGAAAGTGGGTGGCAAAGTCCACGGCGGAGAAAACGAATACACCGCCTTTGATTTAATCGGCTCGCACCACAAAAAAGTGGTAGTGAAATTTGACCCACAAGACCTACACAACAAAGTGTGGGTGTACAGTTTAGACGGGGTATTTTTAGCCGAAGCGCAATGCACCAGCGCGAAAGCCTTTGGCGACAAAGCGGCAGGACGTGAACACGACAAAGCGCGTAAACAGTTTGTGAAAGCCGTGAAAGCACAAGCCAAAGCGCAACTCACCATGAATGCTCAAGAAGCGGCGCGTTATCAGCCTGAATTTGAGGAAGAAGAACGCCCTGAGCCGAAGATTATTGAGCTGTTGCAGGTGCAAGGCAACGTGGTGCGCAAAGCCGAGACGTTGATTGATGACGACGAAGTGGCAAACAGTTTTGAAACAGGCTTATTAAAAGGATTAGCCCAGCTTAAAAAGCAAAATTAAGGAGTATTTAACCCATGTTAAAACAACAAATCCAACAAATTTTAGACAGTAAAACCTTAAGCCAGCGCGAGCTTGCTACTCAAGCAGGCATCTCTACGGCAGCGTTAAGCACTTACTTAAAAGGCACGTACACTGGCAATGTAGCGAACGTGGAAAGTGCGTTGGAAAACTGGCTTGCCAGCCGTAAGAAAAAAGCAACCACTTTTGTGGAAGCACCGCAATTTATCGAAATCCCAACCGCAAAACGCGTGTTTGGCGCACTTGACATGGCGAAACTGTTGCCAACCATGGTGACGATTTACGGCGCAAGCGGTGTGGGCAAAACCAAGGCGTGTCAAGCCTATAAACAGGCGAACCATAACGTGTGGATGATTACGGCAAGCCCGTCACGCGCCACATTAAGCTGCATTTTGTTTGAGTTAGCCCTTGAGCTTGGCATTAACGATGCTCCACGCCGCAAAGACCGCCTAAGCCGCATGATTACGAAAAAACTGAAAGGCACGCAAGGCTTGGTGATTATTGATGAAAGCGACCATTTGCCTTACGACGCGCTGGAAGAAATCCGCATTATCCAAGAAGATACGGAAGTGGGCTTTGCCTTGATTGGCAATGACAAGGTTTACACTCGAATCCAAGGTGGCGTGAACCAAGCGCATGAATATGCCCGACTTTGGAGCCGTATCGGCAATAACTGCGGCATTAAACACAGCACCAAGGGCGATATTAAAGCGGTGGCGGAGGCATGGGGATTAAACACATCAGACAAAGACTTGATGACCACGTTATATGACATTGGTGGCAAAGCTGGCGGTTTACGCGCCTTAACCCAATATCTCCGTCTTGCAGGCATTACCGCCAAAGGGCAAGGCATCGCCATTAATTTAGACTTAATTTTAGCCGCCAAGGCGCATATGCAAGGAAGTAATCAATGAAAACGAAACCCTTAGAACACCCAAATACTGCCATACGTGGCAACAATGAGTTGGTGATTGAATACTTAAACCAAGTGCAAAAGTGCATTAAAAAACTGGAAAAAATGGGGTTACATGTGATTAACGTGCATTTTGAAAACATTAAGCCGAAAGTGCGTGTGCAACCTTGTTTTAAGACCTACGAACTGCAACAAACCGAGCAAGCCTTGTGCTACATCTGCGGCAATGACAACCGCAAATTTGAAGAATATCAAATGATGGTGGACGGCATTAAGGTGGTTTGGCGACATTATCCAATCCATTAACCAATAGGAGAAAAACAAAATGACGAAAGAAGAATGCAAAGAGCAACTTGAAGAACTTGGGGTGACGTACAAAAAGCAAAAAATAGCAATCACAAAAGAGATGGTCAAGGGGACTACTAATATTTATGGCAGAAAATACAACATTGATGTCCGAGAACGTATTGGTTACGGCGTACAAATTAGCACAGTAGGTAACGATAAATCCTGTGTAATCAGTTATGAAGCGATGCTAAATATTGCTGAAGCAATGGGATTATTTGACGAAAACGAATGAAAGGAGAAAACAAAATGGCAAAAAAAGCAACCCGAATCAAAACCGACACCCACGCTGTGCGCTTGCAGACGCGTGATGATGTGGAAGTCGCGATTAAGCAAATTGGCGACTTGCAACGCCAATTAGAACAAACCTCAATTGACCAAAACAACGAACTGGCAGCGATTACGGAAAAATATGCACCGATTTTAACCGCACTGAAAGCGCAAATTGAGCCTGTGCAACAGGCGGTGCAAGCGTGGTGTGAAAGCCGTCGCGATGAGCTTACGCAAAACGGAAAAACTAAGAAAAGCAGCTTTAACACTGGCGAAGTGCAATGGCGACAACGTCCACCAAGTGTGGCAGTGCGTGGCGCAGATAGCGTAATTGAAAACTTGAAAACACTGGGGCTGGTGCGCTTTATCCGCACCAAGGAAGAAGTAAACAAGGAAGCCATGCTTAACGAGCCTGACATTGCAGGCACAGTGGCAGGTGTGACGATTAAAACAGGCATAGAAGATTTTGTGATTACGCCGTTTGAGCAAGACATTTAAAACCTTTTTCAATGCCCTTTAAATAAAGGCTTAAGGGGCATTTATAAAATGTTTTAATAGAAGGAAATCAAAATGAAAAAACAACCTACTCAATTTAATATTTTTAAGCATTTTAGCGAACAGGCCGCGAAATTAGAACGTCAAGGCAAGTATATTGATGCCAATCTTGCTTGGCGAGATGCTAGTCGTAATGCCATTAAAGAAGGCGATAGACTGTGGTGTGATAACCGTGCGCAATTTTGTTTAAGAATGGTGAAAAAGCCGTTTTAGGAGGAAAAAATGAAAAAATATATTGTACGAATGTACTGCCTAGTGGAAAGCCAAGTAAAAGCAGAAAACATTGAAGATGTGACTGAATGCGTCTGTGATTTAAACCAATTTGATATTAACCAAATCCCCCATCAAATCATAGAAATTGATGATGTGGTGGAAGTGGAAGAAATGTAGGTGGAATTATGCAACTGACCAAACGACAAGACACAGCCCTTGAAATTGCGGACTTAATCCAGCTTTTAGAAAGCACAAAAGACGTGGTTTTAGATGACAAAATTCAAGATGCCGACAAACTCTTAACGCTTGTCGGGCGTGATTTAAAAAAGCTGCATCACTATGTGAAAAAGTCGCTGAATTAAGGAACGGTTATGCACTACACCAAACCCAAACTTATCCAGTTGATCCACATTGCCAAGCAGAAACTGGGCATTGATGAGTTTAGTTACCGAGTCATGTTGGAGCGGCTAACAGGCAAGCAAAGCACGAAAACCATGAGCGTCCCCGAATTGATGAAAGTGATGCACGAGCTAGAGCAAAAAGGCTTTAAAAAAACCAGTAAACGAGGGCATTCGCCAAGCACCAAGAAAAGCACGGCGAAAAGCCTGATTGCCAGCAAAATTCGTGCCTTGTGGATTGATATGCACAAGCAAGGCATTATCCGCGACGGCTCGGAACAGGCACTCACCAAATGGATGCACGGCATTGTGTTGCCTATGCGTGAACGCCAAGGCGACAAGATTATACCCTTTAACGTCGGTGCTATTAACGACCATGAAGCCAGTGTTGTAGTGGAAAGGTTGAAGAAATGGCGGGCGAGAATAGAAACCACAACTCAACAGGAGAAACAAAATGAAAAACAGTGATTTTATCCAAATGAACCAATGTGCGATTTATAGCATTAAGTTCCCGACTGATAAATTTGTAGAAACTTTAGAATCAGCCATCTGCGATGAACGTGGCGATGGATTTAGTGCAGAAGTGATCGCCAACCCACTCACTGGCAAGAAAGTCCATATCCTTGAACATGGTTATTTTTTTACTCTGCGTGTTAATTACAAGAAAATCACGAAAGCTTTGCTCTCTGCTAAGGTGTTTGAGTTGAAATCATCAGAAGATACAAAGCACGAATGTGCAACAGAAAAAGAATGGGAACAACTGGCAACTGTCCATTTATTTGCCACCGTCCCTGCATCAACTGAAACCATGAATGTATTTTATAGCCCTGAAAAAGAACTGTTGATTGCTAATAAAAACTCGAAAAACTGCCGTACGGCACTCAGTTATTTAATTGAGCAATTCGGATTGGCAGGTTTTCGCAGTGTGGTGGTGTCTGATGAAAAATTTGGCTTAACTACTCGCTTAAAAAATTATCTGAATGATTATTCGCCAATGTTTAAACACCTACAATTTGAAAACGAAGCGACGTTGTTTAAACGCCAAGGATTTGACGAAACTCATTTAGTTTGCCGTCATTTAGACGAGGAAGAAAAGCGTATAAAAGCTAAAGAAGCCCTTAATGATGAATACAGCGTGCAATCGGTTTTAATGAGATTTGATAACAGAACGAATTTTATGGTGAAATTTAAGTTAGATAAGAGCTTAAAAATTCGAACAATGAAATTTGCCGAATATAACGATGTGGCTCGCCAGTTAAATAATTCGAAAACAGCAACGAAAAGTGCAGTGATGTATGAGTATTTAAATCAACAACTTGATATGTTACTCAAAACTGCCGAAAGCACCGTGTTAGAGTTTGTGGATGGCACAAAATTGGAAGGATTTGTGTAAAATCAACTAGCCAATGAAATAATTCAATGACTTTTTTAACCGCCTAAAAAGGCGGTTTTTTATTGCTAAATCATTGAGTTAGGTGCTTTTTTGAAAAAGTGCGGTAAAAAAATTCCACGTTTTGCGGATTTTGTCGGATATAATTTGTCCTAATGGTATTTAACAGGGGGCAGAAATGGAAAACCAAACAGATTTATTTGCGGATGATCACGCGTTTGTTGGCGCGTTGTTTGACCATTTAGACGACATTCCTGAAGCGGAGATTGCCAATCAGTGGGCGGGCAATCTCGCCGATATGATTGAAGTGATGCGCACGGAGCTTTGTCGCCAAGGCGAACCTGAGGATCAAGCCAAATTGCGCGCTTGCAAATTAGCAGGCGTGTTGGCGCATTATATTGGCGGTCAAACCATTTATATGCCAACGGGCGAACGCGTCAAAATGGCAATTCGCAATGCGCAAATTTATCATGACTTTACTGGCAACAACGTGCGTGAGCTTATCCGCAAATACAAGTTGTCAGAGTCGAAAATTTATGAAATCATACGCGAACAGCGTAGTCTATTTAGACGGCGTAATCAATATGATTTGTTTGATAAGGCATAATATATGGCATTTAAGCTCAGAAAACGTGTTAAAATCGCGCCAGGGGTCTCTGTAAATTTAAGCAAAAGTGGGATAAGTACAACGATTGGCGGTAAAACGACCTATAGTCTCGCATTTTTTGGTTGGTCTATTGCGAGTATATTAAAAGCAATCATTAAATTTACAGGCGGAATGCTAACACTAATCAAATTTATCTTTTTACTTGGTTTTTGGGCAGCTGTTTTATATCTACTAGTTAAATTATTTTGGCTCTGACACTCCGCAAACTCAATCCTGTCTTGATTTAGATAAACTCCAGTTATCAGCTAAACATTGATAACTGGAGTTTTTTTTATGTCCCAAATCAGCAAAATTGTCGTCCATTGCTCGGCAACGCAAAACGGCAAATCCTTACGCACATCTCAACAAACCGCTGCACAACGTATTGACGACTGGCACAAGGCGCGCGGTTATCGACGCACGGAATGGCGTGCAAAGCTATTTAATCCACATTTAAAACATATCGGCTATCACTTTGTGATTGACACTGACGGCACCGTTGAAACGGGGCGCGCGGTGGGCGAAGTGGGCGCACACGTCAAGGGGCATAACACGGGCTCGATTGGTATTTGTCTTGTTGGCGGTATCACCCAAGACAAAAAGAACCATGGCGAATACACCGAGAAACAATGGCAAGCCTTGCACGCCTTATTACGCAAACTCGAAAGCCAACACCCTAATGCGCGCATTTGTGGGCATCGTGACTTAAGCCCCGACACCAACCACAACGGCAAGGTGGATAAATGGGAATGGTTGAAAGACTGCCCGTGCTTTGATGTGTGGAGTTGGTTAGATAGCGAAGAAATTGTGAATGTGGATCATTTATTTAAGGGGTAAAAATGAAATATTTAGGCTTTTTTAAACGGGTTTGGGATTGGTTTTACACAAAACCAAAATCGACAAAAAAACGACCGCACTCTTATAGCAAAAATGCGTGGTCTTATGTGGGTAGCGGACAAATTACGCCCGCTATGCAGTTTTATGTGCGATTGGCGAAATAAGGATTGAACGATGGCATTGAAAGAATTAGTCAGTAATGAAGACGGTCGATTATCCACAACCAGCACTATCCAGTTTTTTGGTTTTGTTGCAGCAGTGGGGGTCATGCTCTACTCGGTGTATATGGATAAGCCTTATGTGCCTGAGTTATTTAGCACCTTTTTATTTGCCTGTGTGGGGACAGCTGCCACCAAGGGCGCGGTAAATGCCTTTAGAACGTATAAAGGGGGCGAATGATGTTGAATTTAAATGTGATTTTGATTGTTGTCGCGGTCGCCGCATTGGCGGTGTGTTATGGCTTAGTTAAGCTCAAACAAGCCAATAATGAGATTGAGCGTATCACAAAATCTAACGCGGAGTTAACCGCTAAAAATGAGCAATTAAAAACGCAAAAAGCCGTGGCAGAAACTCAAGTGAAAAACGCCAAAGTGAGAAAGGAAAATGAAACGAAATCTGTTAGCACTGATCGCAATGAGCTTATTGACGGCTTGCACGCCACAGGCGATTTACGTGACTAATACCGCGTGCGAAGGGTTTGGGGTGATTAAGGCAAGCCGCCAAGATACCACCGAAACATTAAGACAAATTACCGTCCACAATGCGACCTATCGGGCGATTTGTAAAGAGGAATAAATGGCATTATTTAAATATTTAACCAAAGAAAAGGCATTAGCCGAGGGATTTACGCATAAAGGCAAATTATTTGGTATCCCCGTGTTTATCGCTGATATTGAATCTGAAGCTCCTAAGATCATAACGGCTAATTTTATCCCCGAATGGGTACTTGATGTGGCGGAATCAATCTATTTTATGATTGAATCCTTAGTAAACGCTTATAACCCCTCTTATGATCCTTGCTACAAAATCTATATCACAGAACGTTTTGGCGATAAAAAATCAAAGGAACAACCATGACTGATATTGTAGATTTAGCCCAAGCGCAGAATGAAGGGATTGTGGAAAAACAACTTGCCACGAGAGTGAAGCCTGCCCTATCCGCCGAAGACGTGGAACGCATTGTGCGTCAAGGGCGTGAGTGCGTAGACTGTGGTGAGCCGATTGCTCCACAACGTTTGCGAGCCGTGCCATTTGCGACACGCTGCATCGAGTGCCAAGAAGAATGGGAACAAACAAGATGATTGCTGATTTTTTTGATTTTATCCGCGCCAACTTTGGCGTGTTGTCCACGGTGGTGGCGATTGTGGCAGGGGCATTTTGGCTAAAACTGGATAGCAAATACGCGAAAAAAAGCGATATGGGACAGCTGATTGATTTAGCTAAAACCCACGAAAACCGCTTAACTGCCCTTGAAACCAAGGTCGAAAACTTGCCAAGTGCAGTGGATATGGAAAAACTGAAAACCCTTGTGACGGACGTGAAAGGCGATACCAAAGCCACGGGAAAACAGGTAGATAGTATTAGTCATCAATTAGGCTTGTTGCTCGAAGCAAAATTAAAGGAATGATGAAATGGCATTAAAAGAATTATTAACTCAAGACCAACGTTTAGTGATTTTGCGCAGCCTTGCCGAAGCAGGTTATGACGCAAACGAATCCATTATTAGTGATTGCTTGGATTTATATGGTCACGATATTAGCCGCGATTTGGTGCGTAACCACTTAAATTGGCTTGAGGAGCAAGGCTTGGTGACGGTACAACGCTTAGAGAGTGGTTATATGGTGGCGAGTATTACCCAACGCGGTTTAGATGTAGCACAAGGTCGCACTTTTGTGGACGGGGTAAAACGCCCACGTCCAAAAATTTAAACGTCAATTAAAGCAAGATTAAGGAGCGTTTAAATGAGCGAAAAACCAACCCGTGGACGTGCGAGCAAGGTCGATTTATTACCACCGAATATCAAAACTCAACTTGCAATGATGTTGCGAGATAAGCAATTTTCGCAGACCCAAATCTTAGAAGAAATCAATGATTTAATCCGTGATTGTGGCTTGCCTGATGAGATGTGTTTGAGCAAAACAGGCTTAAACCGTTATGCCAACCGTATGGAGCAAGTGGGAGCAAAAATTCGCCAAGCCCGTGAAGTCGCAGAAATTTGGACAAAACAGCTGGGCGAAATGCCTCAAACGGACATCGGCAAAACATTAATGGAAATGGTTAAACAGATTGCCTTTGATACGTCCTTAAAACTAGGAGAGCAAGACGGGGGCATTGAGCCGAAACAGCTTGCCTTGCTCTCATCAGCTATCCAACGCTTAGAACAGGCGGAAAGTTTGAGCTTTAAGCGTGAGCAAGCAATTCGCAAGGAAGTTGCACAGCAAGCAGCAGAAACAGCAGAAAAAGCCATTGTGCAAGCAGGCTTATCGCAAGATACCGTGGCAAGTATTAAAGCCCAAATTTTAGGGATTGTTTAAATGACCTTACCTGATTTTATTCCGTTTGACCCCAATGAGCTGTTGCTAGGCTACCAAAAACGCTGGATTGCTGATAATAGCCAGTTAAAAATTGCGGAAAAATCTCGCCGTACAGGTTTAACGTGGGCGGAAGCGGCAGATGATGTACTCATTGCCAGTCGAACCAAAGCAGATGGTGGGTCTGATGTCTTTTACATTGGCTCAAACAAAGAGATGGCTCGTGAGTTTATTGACGCTTGTGCAATGTGGGCGAGCAAATTTAACCGTGCAAGCGGTGAAATTCAAGAAGAAATTTTCAATGATGAAGACAAAGACATTTTAACCTATGTGATCTACTTTTCATCAGGTTTCAAAATTAAAGCCCTTTCATCAAATCCGAAAAACCTGCGTGGTATGCAAGGTGTGGTCGTGATTGATGAAGCAGCGTTCCACGAATACTTAGCAGAAGTGTTAAAAGCGGCTTTGGCTTTGACAATGTGGGGAGCAAAAGTCCGCTTAATTTCTACCCATAACGGCGTGGACAATCTGTTTAATCAGCTTATCCAAGATAGCCGCGCGGGGCGAAAACGTTATGCTATCCACACCATTACACTAGACGATGCGTGCCGTGAAGGCTTATATCAGCGCATTTGCCAAGTGAGCAAACAAGAGTGGACGCCAGAGAAAGAAGCGGCGTGGAAACGCGATTTATTACGCGATACCGCAAGCGAAGAAGACGCATTAGAAGAATATTACTGCGTGCCGAAGAAAAGCTCAGGCGGTTATATCCCGCGCCCGCTGGTGGACCGCGCGGCAGACCCGAGCAAGGCGATTGTGCGCTTTGAGTGTGACAGCCAGTTTACTCGTTACAGCGAGCAAGAGCGCGAGAAGATGACGCTGGATTGGTTGTTAAAAGACGTGTTACCGCACCTTGATAACCTAAATAAAGACTATCGCCATAGTTTTGGCGTGGACTTTGCGCGCGTGGGCGACTTGAGTGTGTTTAGCGTGTGCGCTTGTTTACCAAACACAGCCCGACACATTGAGCTTACCCTTGAAATCCGTAACTGTCCTTACGACCAACAAAAGCAAATTATGCTGTTTATTTTGCCCAAACTCCCCCGCTTTATCGGAGCAGCCTTTGATGCCACGGGAAATGGTGGCTATTTGGCAGAGAGTGCGCTGTTGCGTTATGGCGCATCAATGATTGAGACGGTGATGCTTAACGATAAATGGTATCGCGAGTGGATGCCAAAATACAAAGCCTTGTATGAGTCTGATTTGATCCGCATCCCACAAGACGAAGAAACCATTTTAGACCAAGGGCATATTGTGGTGGTCAATGGCGTGCCGAAAATTGATAAGTCTCGCAATCAAGGCAAAAGCGGCAAACGCCACGGTGACAGTGCGGTGGCATATTGTATGGCGGTGCGCGCCAGTTATATGACAGGTGGCGAAATCGAATTTACGCCACTGCCTGAAAAACACCAAAGTGCGGTGGAAAATGGACGCGATTTTTTTGTCAATCGCGCGGAAATGGATGATTTAAACAACGAATTTGGCTCGGACTGGGCTGAGATGTAGGGCGATATTATGCAAAGTCAAATTTTAGATATTTATGGCAACCCGTTTGTGTTTGATGACGAGTTACAAACGGAAAACAATAGCCGTTTAGCCTATTTGCAACACCATTACAGCGAGCATCCTGCCAGTGGATTAACCCCTGCTAAAGCCGCCAGTATTTTGCGCGCGGCAGAGCAAGGCGACTTGGTAGCACAATCGGAACTGGCGGAAGACATGGAAGAAAAAGACAGCCATTTGCAGTCTGAGCTGGGCAAGCGGCGTGCTGCCTTGTTGACCGTGGATTGGACGATTAAACCGCCACGCAATGCCAGCGCGGCGGAACAACGCGACGCGGAGATGTTGGAAGAAATCCTACGCGATGCCACGTGGCTAGATGATTGTATTTATGATGCGTCGGACGCGATTTTAAAAGGGTTTAGCTGCCAAGAAATCGAGTGGGAAGCAGGCTTGCAAGGTGGCTTAAAACTGATTAAAAACGTGCAATGGCGCGACTCGAGTTGGTTTATGACACCGTCTTTTGAGCGCAACAACTTGCGCCTACGCGATGGCTCAACACAGGGGCTGGATTTACAGCAATTTGGTTGGATTAAACATATCGCAAAAGCCAAAACGGGCTATTTGTCGCGGATTGGTTTGGTGCGTATGTTGGTGTGGCCTTTTATTTACAAAAACTACTCTGCCCGCGATTGCGCGGAATTTTTAGAGATTTATGGCTTGCCATTGCGCTTAGGCAAATACCCCGAAGGGGCGACACCAAACGAAAAAAATACTTTATTGCGTGCGGTGATGAGTATCGGACATAACGCAGGGGGTATTATCCCACGCGGCATGGAAATTGAATTTGAACGCGCGGCTGACGGCTCAAGTGGCGAATTTTTTGCCATGATTGACTGGGCCGAAAAGTCCATGTCAAAAGCGATTTTAGGCGGCACGCTCACCTCACAGGCGGATGGCGCAACCAGCACCAACGCACTCGGTAATGTGCATAATGACGCGCGCCTTGAGTTACGCAATGCAGATTTATCGCGTTTGCAAGCCACGCTCACGCGTGATTTGGTTTATCCGCTCTACGCACTTAACTGCAAATCATACAACGACGCACGGCGTATCCCGCGCTTTGAGTTTGATGTCTCCGAGAGCGAAGATATGAACGCCTTTGCCGACGGGCTGAACAAGCTCGTGGATATTGGCTTTAAAATCCCTGCGCAATGGGCACATGACAAATTGCAAGTGCCAGTAGCGGCAGATGACGAAGTAATTTTAGAGCGCAAAACTACGCCAAATCCGACCGCACTTTTAAACGCCCAGGCTACAGGCAAAATGGCGGTGTTATCGGTGCGACAAGACCCTGATGTGGTGTTAGATAAATTTGAGCCAAGCGCGGATGAATATCAGCAAGTGATTGATCCGATTTTAATGCCCGTGGTGGAGGCATTACAACAAGGTGGCTATGAGTTTGCACAAGAGCGCATTGCCACCTTGTATGCGGATTTAGACGACAGCGCGTTGGAAGATATGTTGGCGCGTGCGATTTTTGTGAGCGATATGTGGGGACGACTCAATGCCAACCGATGAGATTGATTTAGGCTATGCGTCACGGCTTGAGCCTGAGCTTGCGGTGGATTATTTTAAAGCCAAAGGCTACAAAATCACGTGGAATTGGCAAGAACAGCTCGAATCCGCTCACGCTCGCGCGTTTACTGTGGCGAAAGCCACCAATATGGAAGTGTTGGAAACCTTGCGTCTTGCCACGAAAGACGCGATTAAAAACGGCACATCAGAACGGGATTTTATCAAAAATCTGCAACCTGAATTAGAGCGTTTGGGCTGGTGGGGTAAGAAAACCATTATCAACGAGCGTGGCGAAACGCAAGAAGTGCAACTTGGCAGCCCACGTCGATTACGCACCATTTTGCGCACCAACAAAATCACCGCCTATCATGCAGGACGTTACGCGGAGCAAATCGCCAATGCGGATGAAGAGCCTTATTGGCAATATGTCGCCGTCAACGACAGCCGCACGCGCGCCAGCCATTTGGCAATGAATATGAAAATCTATCGTTACGACGACCCGATTTGGAATACGATGTATCCGCCAAATGACTGGGGTTGTCGCTGCCGAGTGCGTGCGTTGAGCGAGTTTAGAGTGCAACGTCAGGGCGCAACAATTAGCTCAAGCGAAGGCAAGCTGAGCGAAGATTGGACGTTAGCGGCAGTAGATAAGGCTACGGGCGAAGAAACGCATACCAAAGTGACGAGCATTCGCACGGATAAAGGCAAGATGACCACGGGAGCAGGTTGGAATTATAACGTGGGACAAGCGGCGTTTGGCACAGATCAGGCGGTTATCCGCAAATTGTTGCAAGTGCAAAACCGTGAGTTACGTCAGCAGACTATCCAGGCAATTAACAACAGCGAAGCGCGGCATAAAGCCTTTGAGCGTTGGGTAAATACGACGTTAGGTAAATATGGCGCAGGGAAATCGTATATTGCAGCAGGTATAGTCACCACAGATATTGCCGAAAAAGTCTCCGTCTTATCAAACAGCGAGAAAATATCTGAACAGCTTTTAATTGTCTCCGAAAAACGGTTAAATCACTCCAGAGAAAAACACAAAAAAGACGGTGTTGGCTTAACACTGGCAGAATATGCCAGTCTTTCGCGGATTGTTGCCAACCCAAGCATGGTGATTTGGGATAAAGACAATCAAAATTTGATTTATTTAAATAGTGATAAAACCATAAAGGTTGTGGTTGATGCACCAAATAAAGACAAAATAAGACCCCGAGATAAAGTTGACTCTATTATTAATGCCTATAAGGTCAATTTTATTGATGTGCAAAATGCAATAAAAGGCGGCGTGTATGTTGTGATTAAATAAAACAAGGGGCGTATTGCTACGCCCCTTGTTTAGGGTTATGGTGGGGGTCGAACCCACAATACCACGATCTCTCGCTGACTTACCATTAGTCGACATAACCTATTTTTTATTATTAAAATCTAATTTTTGGACAAAGTCAAATGCATTTAGAGTTTAAATTTGATACCCGAGCCATACAAAACCAATTTCGCAAATTGCAAGAGGCAGGCAAATCTGATGGCTTGACGCGTAAAATCGCCAATGTCCTACTCGCCGAAGCAGAAGATGCCTTTGACCATGAGCAGTCACCGAGTGGCGAAAAATGGTCGGCACTTGACCCTAAATATAAAACACAACGACACGTCAAAGGTTATACGGGCAAAATGTTGCAAGTGACGGGTGATTTGGTGAGTAGCCTTAATATTGATTATGGTGACAGTTTTGCTGTAATTGGTGCAGCCGAGCCTTATGGACAATATCATCAAACTGGCACCACCAAAATGCATGCTCGTCCATTTTTGGGCTTGGGCGAAACGGGCGTGGAAGAAATTAAACAGATTATTGCAAAACGGTTAAAAGAAGCCTTTGACAATTAAATTTGCAAAATACCGCCTAAAACGCGTTATAATAGCCACGAAATTTAAGGTTCGCATAATTTAACGCATAAAATAATTTAAACGCAATATGCGCGATTTAAACGGCAATTAAACGACATCCACTCCATAAAATAAAATACAATTCCTTATCGCCCCTGAAATTTGCTTGTCGGGGGCTTTTTAATCTCTGATCTTCCGCAAACTCAATTCGCGCCCCCATACGGCAAAATGGCAAGTATGAAAGCAAAGAAAACCCCTATTGCGGTTTTAACCGCGCAACTTATCAATCCAGACGGTTGGCAGCAGCTACTCCCTAAAGGCGAATTCCGTTCGCGTGATGGCTCGCCGCAAGATGTGGCGCATTGGTTTATTGACAAAACCATTGCTCACCGCTTGATGGATAAAGTGCGCGCGTTAAAACAAGACATCCTAATCGACTACGACCACGAAACCATTATCAAAGCCAAGAATGGCGTTGACGCTGGCAATGTGGTGGCGGCTGGTTGGTTTAACGCAGATGAGATGCAATGGTTTGACGATGACGAGCGCGCAGGGCTGTTTATTAAGCCACGCTGGACACCGAAAGCCTATCAGCAAATCAAGGATGGCGAATTTGCTTTTTTAAGTGCTGTATTCCCCTACGATGAAAACGGCATCCCTTTAGAGCTCCGAATGGCAGCGGTGACTAATGATCCTGGTGTGACAGGCATGCAACGGTTAGCTGTGCTTTCGGCGTATGACTTAACAACGGAGAGTAACGCGATGAATGCACTGTTAAAACAGTTGCTGGCAAAACTTGGCGTAGAGCTTGCGGACGGCGCAGAGCCGACCGAAGAACAAGCCACTGCGGCAAAAGATGCCTTAGATGCCTTAATCAAAGGCAAAACCGACGCTGAAGCCCAAGTGGCGACCTTGAGTGCGAAAAGCACAAGTGTAGATTTAAGCCAGTATGTGCCAAAAGCGACTTATGATGCCACGGTATCACAATTAGCGGTGTTATCGGCAAAAACCGCCGAAAACGAAATCGACACTTTGGTGACAAAAGCGCGTAACGAAGGGCGCGCGATTGAAGCAGAAGTGGATTATTTAAAACAATTTGGCAAACAAAAAGGTGTGGCGGAATTGTCGGCAATGTTGTCTGCACGCCCACAAATCGCGGTGTTATCCGCACAACAAACACAAACCACCAAAGTGGAAAAAACTGAGAAAGGCGTTGCAGTGTTAAGTGCGGTGGAAAAAGAGACAGCCTATCGTTTAGGCATCTCAGAAGCGGATTTTATTAAGCAAAAAGCGGAAATGGAGGCTAACTAATGGCTAAAAATGTCACCCCCGAAATTGTGAAAGCCCTGTTTGTCGGCTTTGGCAAAAACTTTAAAGACGGTTTGGCGAAAGCACCTAGCCAATACACTAAAATTGCGACCGTGATTAAATCTAGCACTGCCAGCAATACTTATGCGTGGTTAGGTCAAATGCCAAAACTCACGGAATGGATTGGTAAACGTACGATTACGGCAATCCAAACCCACGGCTACTCGATTGTCAATAAATCGTTTGCTAACGGCGTGGAAATCCTACGCACAGACGTAGAAGACGACAACGAAGGCGTATATAGCCCACTTATCGAAGAGTTAGGTCGCTCAGCAGGCGAACAACCTGATGAATTGGTATTTGGTGCATTAAAAGCAGGCTTTACGACACCTTGTTATGACGGTCAATACTTTTTTGACACCGACCACCCTGTAGGCGCAAATGTGGACGGCACAAGCCCTGTGTCGGTGAGCAATATTACCGATGACGGCACTAACACCACCGAAGCGGATGCGTGGTATTTATTGGATACATCACGTGCGTTAAAACCTGTGATTTTCCAAGAGCGCAAAGCGCCAACTCCTGCGCAAATGACGGACGCAAACGCGCAAAAAGTGTTTGAAGAAGATGTGTACACCTACGGTGTGGACAGCCGTTGTAACGTGGGTTACGGATTCTGGCAGATGGCACACGCGGTGAAAGGCAAATTGACCGCTGACAACTTGTGGAAAGCCATTAGCGCAATGCGTGCGGTGCGTGGTGATGGCGACCACCGTTTAGGCATTAATCCAACGGTGATTGTGGTGCCACCGTCGCTCGAAAAAGAAGCCACTCAGTTGTTAGAGCGCGAATTCCGCGTTGAAAACGGTGCGACCGTGGACAATGAGTTTAAAGGCAAACTGGAGTTAATTGTCGCGGATTATCTCTAGCGCATTTAAAGTGCGGTGAAAAAATCGCGTATTTTTAACCGCACTTTAAAACACATTTAATGGGCATTAAACAAGGATTAAAAATGGATGAACAACAAGCTATCCGCTATCAAGTGGTGGTGCATAACAAAATTAAAGACGGCTATCGACGTGCTGGCTTTAGTTTGCAAAAAGGTGCCAATCTCCTTATGGATGTCACTGAAGCGCAAATTGCTACCTTTAAAGCCGATCCCCGTTTGGTATTTGGCAGTCAAGACCCGATGCCAACAGAAAGCATTTTACGCGCTGAAAAACGCTTACAAGGCAATGCGGACGGTGGTGCGCAATCGACCGTGGTCGACAATTTGTTACCTGCCGATTTAACGGTGTCGCAACTTAAAGCCGCGCTTACCGAAAAAGGCGTGGAATTTGCCGACGGCGCGAAAAAGGCGGATTTAGTGGCATTGCTTGAGACCACAACGCAAGCCGAAACCAACAAAACGGACGGTGAATAATGTTATACGCGACCCGAGACAGTTTTATTAATCGTTATGACGAACGCACCTTGGCGTTATTAGCATCTCACCAAGACGGCTCGTTAAACACCGTCAAAGTGGACGAAGCCTTGCAAGATGCCAGCGAAATGATTGATAGCTATTTGAGTGGTCGCTATAGCTTGCCGCTCAAATCCGCCCCTGCGGTATTAGAGCGTCATTGTTGCTATATCGCGCGTTACTTTTTGGAGAAAAACCGCGCCACCGAACAAGCACGCAAAGACTACGAAGACAGCATCCGCTATCTCGAAAAAGTGGCAAGCGGCGCAATTTCGCTCGGCTTAACCGAGACGGACGAAACCGTGGAAAGCGAAAATGTCGTATTTATGGAATCCGCAGGCTCGGTCTGGGCGCGGGATAAATCAAAAGGATTTATCTGATGAGTGTGATTGCCGAAACATCGCAGGCGTTGATTGCCAAAATCCAAGCGCTATGCGGGGATTATCTGCGCGAAGTCGCCGAACACCCAGGGCAATGGGATGAAAGCACGATTCGCCGTTTGGTGCGCAACCCGCCCGCCGTGTATGTAGCGTGGCTTGGGCAAGTGCCAAACGCTCGTCCTTTTACCGTGACGGCACGCTGGGGCATTTTTGTGGTGGCGGACGTGTTAAACGGGCAACGGCACGACAGCGTGGGGATTTATCAAGTCGTAGAGAAACTCTCGGCAGGCTTGCATCAAGTCCAAATTGCGCCCAGCAATATGTTTGAGTTGGTCTCCGTGCAAAACCTGTGGAGCGACACCCAAAGCGAAATGGGCGTGGCGGTTTATGGGATGTATTTCAATGCCGTCCAACCGTTGATTAACCATATTGATGAGAGCGAATGGGACGATTTTAGGATCTACGACCAAACACTCAATCAAGCCAAAGAAGACAATGTGATTGACGGTTACACCCGATTAACCGTGCATTTACCACCATCCGAACAGGAGTAAGTGATGTTTAAAATCAAACCCAAAGCAGGATTAATTATCCGCGACCCCGACACCTTTGAGCCGTTGAGCGAAAAAGGCGAAGACAAACCGAAAACCAGTTATTGGCTTAATCATTTAAAAGCAGGCGATGTAGAGCTTGTGGTTGCCAAAGGCGCGAAAACTAACGAAAAGGAATAATCTATGTCAGTCTCCTTTAACCAAATCCCAAGCGCGGTGCGTGTGCCGTTAGCTTACATTGAATTTGATAACACCAAGGCGGTGAGCGGTACGCCATCAACCTTGCACAAGGTGTTGATGTTGGGGCAAAAACTCGCCACAGGCTCGGCCGAAGCAGGTCAGGCTGTGCGTGTATTAAATCACTCGCAGGCAAAACAGCTGTTTGGACGTGGCTCCATGCTCGCTGAAATGGTGCGCGTATTTAAGGCGCACAACAGCACACAAGATTTATGGGTGTTACCGTTAGATGACGCGGAAAGTAGTGCAAAAGCCACAGGCACTATCAAAATCACAGGGACCGCCACCGCAACAGGCGTGTTTAACCTGATGATTGCAGGCAACAGCTATCAACAATCGGTGGCGATTGGTGATACGGCAGCGCAAGTGGCGACTAAATTACAAAAATTGATTGCTGCTGATTTAGATAACGTGGTGGAGAGCCAAGTTAGCGATAGTACGATCACCTTAAAAGCACGCTTTAATGGAGAGTGTGGTAACGACATCGACATCCGTTGCAACTACTACACGGGCGAGACTTACCCCGAAGGCATGACGGCAACCATTACCGCCATGTCGGGTGGCTCGGTTAACCCTGATATGGCAGACGCTATCACGGGATTTGGCGCGGAATGGTGGAATTATGTGATTAACCCATTTACCGACACAGCAAGCCTTAATGCCTTGCGCACCGAATTGGTAAAACGCTGGGGACCGACGCAACAAATCGACGGCATTTGCTTTATGGCAAAACGTGGCAGTCACGCGCAAGTGACGACCTTTGCCGAAGAGCGTAATGATTATTTATTTAGCTGTATGCCAACCAATACTGTGCCACAGCCTGCTTATGTATGGGCAAGTGCGTATTGTGCGGTGGCGAGCGCATCGTTAAATACCGATCCTGCTATGCCATTGCAAACCTTGGTGATGGACTTGTTGCCGCCAGCTAAAAGTGCGCAATGGGACTGGACGGCACGCAATACTTTGCTTTATAGCGGTTTATCCAGTTATAGCGTTAACTCAGGTGGTCAGCCACAAATTGAGACAGCAATCTCCATGTATCGCAAAAATGCCTTTGGCGATACCGACGAGAGCTATTTGTATGTGGAGACGATTGCTACATTAAGTAAAATCCGCTACGCCTACCGCACACGGATTACGTCAAAATATCCGCGTTACAAACTCGCCAATGATGGCACGCGTGTCGCTCCTGGGCAAAAAGTGGTGACACCAAGTATTATTCGCGCAGAATTGCTCTCGTTGTACACGGAGTTGGAATATGACGGCTTGGTCGAAAACTTTGATAACTATAAAAACAGCTTAATTGTTGAGCGAGACACTAACAACACGCAACGCATTAACGTGTTATCAAACGACGACACAGTCAACCAATTCCGCGTTTACGCGCACGCTGTGCAATTTATCTTATAGGAGACAATCATGCCACAACAATATCAAGGCAAAGCCTATATCCGCATTAACGGGGCGGAATATCCCACCGACAATGACGGTACATTAACATTAGGCGGTATGGAGCGCGAAACCGTGAAAGGCTCGCGCGTGTATGGTTACTCCGAGAAACCAACCGAAGCCACAGTTGAGACTACCGTATTTAACTGCTCGGAAACAGACGCAGCGGTGTTAAAAGATTTAGTGGGTGTAACAGTTGAGTTTGAGACCGATATCGGGCAAACCTACTTACTCCCTGACGCTTGGGTAACGGATAGCACAACCTTAAGTGCAGACGGCAAAGTTAAACTTAAATTTGCTGCCGTTGAGTGCAAACGTATTTAGGAGCACGTATGGAATTTAGCTTAAAACACGGCATTATGCTTGAGGATGATGCCCAAATTAGCGTGGAGACGCGCGAGTTATCTACGCAAGACTTAATCGACGCGGAAGTCGCCGCAGAGCGATTGGTGTTTGATAAAGACGGCAATCCTGCGTTGGTGACCAGCCAAGTGTTATTTAACTATGAGCTACTTCGTCGTCAAATTAAATGTATCGGTAAGATCCCAGGCCCACTTTCGATCAAAATGTTAGGTAAGTTACACCCTGATGACTTAAATCTCATTAATGTGATGCTCTCCACACAAGAGCAAGCCAAAGCATCAAAGGTGTTAGACCAACGGGGGCGCGTGGAAGCAACAAGTGAGAACGCTTGAGAAGGCTTGCTTGTTGCTCGCAAAACATTATCAAAGCAGCCCATCGTGGCTGCTCTCTCAAGAGATTTTAAGTTTGCCTCGATACGCCAGCTATATCCAATCGCCTGATTAAGAGGTAACGCATGTCAAACTCCACTACTTTTTATATCAATTTGGCTGGCGATGTCAGCCAACAATCACAACGCTTTGGGCGTGATGTCACCCAATTCTCCAACAAATCCACAAGCGCACTAAATAAGCTCTCCAGTCGCTTAAAATCAACCACAAATGAGTTACGCAGCATAGGCTCTACCCTTGGCGGACTGTCCAGCAAAATCAATGGCATGGGCAATATTGCTTTGCCTGTGGTTGGGGTAGGTGTGACCGCAGGCTTGATGACCGTCGGTAAATCCTTAATCCGCACCGCCGCGGATTTTGAGATGGCGGACATCCGAATGAATCAGATTTTTGGCAAACGCGGCAAAGAAGCGTCCAAATGGTTAAAAGACTTTGCCAAAGATACGCCAATGGCATTTGGCGACGTGCAACAAGCCATGATGCAATTAGAGACCGCGGGTATTGACCCGATGAACGGCTCTTTGCAAGCTCTTGTGGACTATAACGCCAAAATCGGTGGCGATACGCAAAACTTAAATGGCTATATCTCCGCAATCTCAAAAGGCTTTATCAAAGGCAAGCTCTCCATGGAGGAGATTAACCCGTTGCTTGAGCGTAATGTCAAAGTGTTTGAGATTTTAGCCAAGGAGACAGGGGGTAAATATACCGCCGACCAAATGCAAAAAATGCTCCAAGATGGCAAGCTCGGGCGCGCGGCAATTAATGCCTTATTGCGTGGTATGGGCAAAGACGCTCAAGGCGCCGCCAAACAACAAATGAAAACCTGGGATGGTTTGGTCTCTAACCTTGACGACACTTGGGTGGCGATGCAGGCGCGTTTTATGGAGCATGGTGCCTTTGATGAGCTTAAAAAAGAGCTGGGCGGATTGGTCGATTGGCTCGGACAAAAAATGGACGACGGCACGCTGGACGAATTTGCCAAGGTCGTTAGTGAGACATTGATTACCGCCTTACACGATTTAAAAGAGACCGCCAATGACGTTAAGCCGATTTTAGAGAGTATCGGCTCGGCAATGGCGTGGGTATCTGAACATGCGGGCGGTTACGGCAATATTGCTAAATTTGTCGCTGCACTTTACGCCGCCAATAAAATTGCGCGCGTGAGCTGGTCGGTAGGCAGTGGCGCGTACGGCATTGGTAAGGGAACCTATAATTTTGGTAAAAACGTTTATGGAGTAGGCAAAAAACTCGTCGGACGCGGCGGCAAAGGTGGCGCGCTGGAAGCAGTGAGCAATATTGCAGGGGGCTTAGCCAACAGCGCCGCTGGCGTGCAGTCGGTATATGTGGTCAATATGCCTGATGTGGGGTTTGGCGGAGTGGGACGTTCAAAAGGCAAAAAAGGTCGTCGTGCATTAAGCAAAAAATCACAAACCACCCAACAAAAACAACGGACACAGCGCGCAGCATTGGCGCATAAGTCATCGCCAACGCTGGTAGATACCCACTTAAAAACTGCCGTCCCTGCCACCGTGGCGGCAAATGTAACTAAATCGGCAAGCACTGCGGCAGCCGCTGGGTTGCCAGCCGTTACGCCTGTTGCCGCGCAAAACACAGCAAATGCGGTCAAACAAGCGGCGACAAGCCTTAAATCCAGTGCGGCAAGTGCGGTCAAAACCACGACAAATGTCGCCAAAACCGCTACCCAAGCCGTGGGCAAAACCCTTGGACGTGCCGTGCCAATGCTCAATGTCGGCTTGGCTGCCGCGCAAACGGCATCAGTGATTATGGATGAAGACGCGTCATTTCGCGAAAAATCCGAAGGTATTGGATCAGTGGCAGGTGCAACCGCGGGCGCGATTATCGGACAAATGGCAATCCCCGTGCCTGTTTTGGGCGCGGCGGTGGGCGGATTTATCGGCGAAAAACTCGGGGGCTGGTTGGGCGACTGGTTTGGCGAGAAACAAGAAGAATCCGCCAAAATCAATCCAGACCAAGCGGCACAGCAAGTCGGCTCGGCAATGGGCAGTTTTATTGGCTCCGAAGTGGGGCAAAAACTCTCGGGGATTAACCCTGTTGAGACCAAACTGGACGGCGCGGTCAAGGTGGCGTTGAGTTTGTCCGATGACTTGGTCGCCAAAGTTAAATGCCAAGAGATCACCAGCAATCAAAAAGGACAGTTGCAAATGATGGTTGAGACAGGCAGCACCAGCCAAATGTTATATGGAGCGGCATAATGAGCAGTATTAAAACAGGCAAAGGATCGTTTCGCGGTGTGCCATTTTTAATCGAGGAGCAACAAGGGCAAGACGGCGGTCGTCGCATTGTGACACACGAGTATCCCTTACGTGATGACGGTCTCACCGAAGACTTGGGCGCGCGCTTACGCAATTATCACGTAAGCTGTCTTGTGATTGGTGATGACTATCTCAGCCAAGCCGAGAAATTGATTGACGCATTGGAGGCAAAAGGCGAAGGCACGTTAAAACATCCTTTTTTTGGTAACAAAGAGGTGCGTGTCAGCGAGTATAAAGCCAACTACTCCACATCGCATTTGCGTGTGGTGCGTTTTGAGATCACCTTTGTGCCAGCAGTGGGGCAAATTGCGCCATTGGCAAGTCAAGACACGCGCCTTTCGGCGTTGTCGCAATATAGCAATGCACTCAACGCATTAAGCGATGAGTTTGCCAGTGCCTTTGAGCAAGCGATGGCATTTATGGATGAGATTATGGACTCGCCTTATTTGGCCGTGCTAGACCAAACCTTGGATTTTGTCGATAGCGTCTTTGATGGGATTGGATCAGTGCTTAATGCGGGGACGGATTTAAAAAATCGATTAACCCAGTTTAAATCTCGTTTAGAGAGCTTATTGCACATGCCGAAAACCTTAGCGGCAGAGTTGCAATCCTTAACCAAACTCACCGTGCTTGGCTCTTTTGATGTGGCAGCGGTGGCGGCTGGCGGGCGGTCAACCACTAAAAATTATGGTGGTTTGACGATTAGCGATAACACAAACAGTACCACAACCAGCCAAAGTGCGGTGGATTTTCAGCGCGTTTTTTCGCAGGCGGAAACTATGAAAACGAGCGTCAATAATCAACTCGCCAAACTCAATCAGCAAAGCGCCGAAATCAGTAACGACACCTTGGCGGAGGTTAGCGCGGCACAACAAAACAAACAAGCCACCACGGTGATACTTAACCGTTTATTTGCCGCGCAAATGGCAGAGACTAACAACAAGCAAACCATTAGCGATTTGTTTGTGGCAAAAACGCAGTACCTTGTGATGCGATTGGTGTTGACCACCATTGCGCTTGAGTATAGCAATGTTGTCGTCAATGCGGTGACTGTCTCGGCTGCGCAAGCCGTGACAGAGCGCAACGCCGAAGGCATTAGCGCAATGTTGATTGAGAGCCAACAAGATGTCCGTCGATACAGTGAGACGATTGATGCACAACTTGATAACCTTGCGCTCACCTATGCCGACCTTGGCTACTGGCAAAGTTATGAGAGCCTTGAGACTTATCGTTTGACCGTGCTTAATGATTTGCGCACGCGTGGCGAGCAACTGGCAAACAGTAAATCCGTGACCTTATGCATGACGCAACCCGCGCTTGTAGTGGAGTTTGAGCAAACAGGCAACGCCAAAACGTGGGAGCGATTTGCCGTGCGTAATAATTTGGCTCATCCACTCTTTTGTACTGGCAATCAAACCGTTGAGGTATTGCAATGACGAACGCATTAAAACAATCTGATATTAAACTCTATTTAAATGGCTTGATTTTTACGGGCTGGAAACGTATTTCGGTGCGCCGCTCCCTTGAGAGCATGAGCGGTCAATTTGAGTTAGGCATTGCGGTGCGCCCCGAAGATGATGCCACGGTGCTCAAAGTGGGCGCATCGCTCCAACTTAAAATCAATGGGCATAATGTCATCACGGGTTATCTGGATGAGCTTAAGCAAAGTATCTCAGGCAATGACAAGACCATTGATATTTCGGGGCGCGATAAAACTTGCGATTTAGTCGATTGCTCGGTGATCCACGATAGTTATCATTTTAAAAAGCAAACCGTTAAACAAATCGCCGAAAGCCTATGTAAGCCGTTTGGCATTGCTGTGGTGTGGGCGGTGGATACCGCCGAAGCCAATGAGACGTTGCCCGTTTGGCAAGTGGAGCCAGGGGAAACTGTTTTTGATACCCTGCAAAAGCTGGCAAGACATAAAGGGATTTTAGTGACATCGGATGTGGACGGCAATTTAGTTTTTACCGAGCCGTCGACACAACAAAACGGGCACTTGGTGTTGGGCGAAAACTTGTTAAGCCTTGATGTGATGGATTGTTGGACAAATCGCTACTCCATGTATCGCGTGATTGGTGATGCGGAGCAAGGCGGCGAAAAAGGCGATACTGTTAAAAATGCTAAAAAACGCAAAAGTAAAAAAGATAAATCAGCTATCCCTGATGACTCGGGGTTATTTACAGGGGGCTAAATAATGAGTGCAAGTGGATTAAAAATCGAAGTCAATGACGAAGGCGTCTCTCGCTATCGCCCGTTAGTGATCATTGCCGATGATAATATGACAGGCTCCACGGGCTACCAACGCGCCCAATGGGAGAAGAAACGTAACAACGCCGAAGCCAAAAAATCCACCGCCACTGTGCAAGGTTGGACGCGCGCAGATGGCTCATTGTGGTTGCCGAATGAGTTGGTGTTATTAACTGCCGCAGAATTTGGTATCCAGGGCGAAGAACGCTTGATTGTGGATGTGGAATTTGCGCTAGACGACCAAGGCGGCACAATAACTAATCTCACACTAATGCACCGTGACGCCTTTGATGAGCCACCAGAGCCGTTGGATGACAATGGCAAGAAAAAATCGAAAAAATCCAAAAAAGCGAAAAAATCGAAAAAAGACAACGTAAAAGAATTTACCGATTTTGAATAAAGGTTAGTTGATTATGCAAGGTTTAAATAAGGTTTTAGCCCCAATTAAAAGGGGGTTACAAGGTCTTGTTTCGCGCGCTGTGATTGCGGTCGTCAACGACAGTTTGGCACGCCAAAATTTGCAAGTGCGGTTACAAGCTGACGAGGTGGCAGATGATGTGGAGCGTTTCCAAAATTATGGGCATTCATCCTTTCCCGTGGCGGGCGAAGCCATTGTGGTTTCGGTGGGCGGTAAACGCTCGCATTTGGTGGCAGTGGTTGTCGATGATAAGGGAGCTCGCCCAACAGACTTGATTGCAGGCGATAGTGTGTTGTATCATTTTGAGGGACACCAACTCCTTCTCACGCAAAATGGCGAAGCCATTCTCACCTGTAAAAAATTTACCGTTGACGCAGACACAATACTCTTTGACGCTCCGCAAACTCAATTTACTGGCGATGTTGATATTATGGGCGTATCAACAGCAAAAGACCATCAATCTAGTGGTGTGAGTGGCAAAGACCACGACCATGAGCAAAAGGTGGGCAAACCTACATAGGATTTAAGATGTCAGATTTAGCCATTGCATGGACCAACGGACAAGGCGATCTCGTCGATGTCGGCGGCTCATTATTGTTAGATGACACCTTAACCAATGCCATTGTGATTAGTCTCTTTACCGATGCGCGTGTTGATGGCGCGCGCGGTTGGTGGGGCAACTCCTTTGCCGAGCTTGAGATGGGCTCAAAATTATGGACGCTCACCCGCGCTAAGCAACTTGATGATGTGTTAGCCGATGCGGAGCATTATGCGAATACGGCGTTACAGTGGATGGTGCGCGATAAACTCGTGCAAGCCATTGCAGCGACCGCCACTAATCCAACCAACGCCAAGCTGTTGTTAACTATTGATGTGACGCTCCTTAATGGGCGCGTTGAGCAACGTATGTTTACAGCAACTTGGAGCCTTTAATGTCTTATCAAACCCCGACGCTATCTGAACTGATTGCTCAAGGTGAAAGACTCTATTTACACCAATTCCCCCAATCTAAACGACACTCGGTGTTGTCTGTAGTCAATCGCGTCAATGCGGCATTGAGCGCAGGCGAGCATAAGCACGTGGATTGGCTGGCGAAACAAATTATCCCCACTACCGCCGACGAAGATTATTTGCTTGAGTATTGTGCTTATAAAGGCATATTTCGCAAGCCTGCCAGCGTGGCGCGCGGCATGATTGTGTTGGATGTGGCATTTGACACTGAGATTGAGAGCGGGACGAGCTGGGAGGATAGCACCACGGGATTGCAATTTTTCGCGGTTGCTACCACGCAAGTTGCGGCTGGCAAGGCGGAGATTGAGATTGAGTGCGACACCAGTGGCACGGTTGGCAATTTAAGTGCTGGCACCACATTAAGTCTTACCAATGCCGTGTTGGGCGTGCAATCAGACGCTACCGTCAAAACCTTAAGTGGTGGCGCGGATTTAGAGAGCCTATCCAGTTTACTCGCGCGCTTGATTTATCGTGTGCAATACCCACCAGCAGGTGGGGCTGACCACGATTATGTGCGCTGGGCATTGGAGTGCGATGGCATTACGAGAGCGTGGTGCTATCCGCGTTATATGGGCGGTGGCACAGTTGGCGTAGCGGTGGTTTTAGATAATCAAAGCAATATTTTACCTAGCCAACAAGACTGCGACACGGTCAAAAATTATCTGCTCGGGCATAAAAATAGCGTCACTGGATTGTGGGAAGGCGCGCCCGCAGAAGCGGAAATCTATGTGTTTGCACCTAAAGTACGCAAACTGGATTTAACTATTCGCCTTGTGCCAGCTACCACAGCTTTAAAAAGTGCGGTCAAAAATGCGCTTGTTTCGCTTTGCCAAAGTTTAGATCCTGGTACGTTGCTTTATCTATCCCATTTGCGCGCTACCATCTCTAATGTGGTAGGTGAAACGGATAACGCGGTGATATCGCTTAACTCAGATATTCAGCTGGCATCTGATGAGATTTTGGTATTAGGTGAGATCACATGGCAAGCCTAAAAAAATCAGATTATCTTGATTGTGCGTTGCAGTTACTCCCTATTGGATTAGCGTGGCATCGCGCGTTAGACGGCAATTTTGCCAAACTTTTCGCGCCGCGCGCCACGCAATTAGCCAATGTCAACGCAGACGCACATCAACTGGTTAAAGAGCGGATTTTAAGCAACGCCTTTGTCTTGCTAGACGACTGGGAAGCCTTTTTCGGCTTACCAGAATGCACCGAAATTAACACGATTGATGCACGCCGCGCCGCATTAGTGGCAAAAGACAACGAAGTCGGCTCTTTTAACAAATATTACCTTGAGGAGCTAGCCCGCCAAAATGGCTATGAAATCAAGGTAATTGCGCATTATCCGCACCACTGCTTGCGTGATTGCACCTATCCACTTTATCCGCAAGAGAATGCGTGGCGCGTGTTTATTTACACTACATCAAAATCCATTCGCAATATGACGTGCTTAGATGATGTGACCAACGAATTAGTGATGATAGAGCGAAGCAAAATCGAATGCTTTTTAAAGCGTTTTTGCTATTCGCATCTTGAGATTATTTTTGTTTACGAAGAGGGACAATAATGTACGCATTAGATAATAAATCTGGCGTTGCCGTGATGCCAAAGATCCAAAAACAAGTATTTGATGCCAGATCGCCACAATGGTTTACCGAAGGCGGAAATGGTGTTAGTCCAAGTTACCCAGGCGCAGATTGGTTTAATGTTGTGCAGGCGGAGTTGCTTAATATTTTAAAGGCAGGTGGGATTACCCCTGATAAATCTCAGTTAAATCAACTCGCGTTAGCAATTCAAAAAATTATTGTAACGCAGTATCCGCCTTATGCGGGATATGACAGCAACAATGAAAAGTTATATGCATCAGCCAAGGCTATCAATACGCTCAAAGGATTTATTGATAGTAATACTCGTAGTTTTGCTAACTACATCCCAAACGGTAAAAAATCCAATGCAGTTGATAGTAATAGTGCTGACACAGTAGCAACGACTCTTGCAGTTAAAACTGCTTATGATTTAGCCAATACTAAAGTCAGTAAAAGTGGTGACACTATGACTGATGTATTAATATTTGACACTAATAATTGGGCACAAACTAAGTATACCACACAAGGAGGTATCTGGCGCTTTGAGGTACATCCTACTGGCGATCTTGCCACAAATACAGCAAGATTTAATTACGTGTTTGTGGATAAAACTGGTGCCGAAAGATCGCGCATCGCATTTAATCAATCAGTAGGCACATCAATTGTCGCGTATCAAGGTTGGATAGCAGATAATTATCTACCTCTTACTGGTGGCTTATTAAGTGGCGAGGTGTCATTACCGACACTAAAGGTAACCTCTAATAATACTGGTAAAGGCATCGAGATTGGCGATGACGCGACTATCGCTGATGTAAAATTATCTAATGGTATTGGCATTATCGGTAAACAACAAACCAACAAAGGATATGTCGGCTTTGGTTACAATACAGCAGCAAGTAAGCCACTAGCCTATATAGGCTATGACGGCAACAAATTAGTTACCAGTAACATATTATATCAAGGTGATACCAAGTACGCATTAGTGACAGATATCCCTAATATCACATCGGAGGCCGTATATGCAAGCCATTATAATGGCGCCAAGGTGTTAAAAATTAAGACCAACACTAACACAGGATGGAAAATCATTAAAATGCAAGTAGATAAGATGACTGTACCAGGTGACGGCGTACTTACCTTGAATCTGCCTGAGGCGACAACAACCGATGCTGTAGTCAGTGCTATTGATAATGGCACCGCTCGCTTTGGCTATGGCGGTAAAATGGACGGCACAAACAAGATTAAAATTTATGCACCACAAAACGCTATAGTTGGGCTAAACATTATCATTATCGGAGGCTTATGATGATTAAACAATTTAATTTAACTTTAAAAATCTTTGATGATATCCATGCAAGTGATGAGATAGAGTTAAGTGATGGATGGTACATTGTTGATGATGACATGATAGATAACATATCCGCCTCAATCACAGGCGGCGGAGATGTATGGTTAGATGATAATGGTAAATTAACCTGCTCTGGTAAATCACCATCACCATTACACATATGGGATGGCTCGCAATGGGTTATCGACCAATCAAAAGAGACTGCATTAAAAGCACAACATATAGCTCAACTGCGAGATAAAATCAACGCCTTGCGCGATGCCAAATCTGCAGGTGGCGTGTATGTGGAGCAACTAGGTAAGTGGTTTGACTCCGACAGCAAGGCTCAGGCAAAACTCCTAGGGCTGAAAGCTACAATGGATTTAGTAGGCGAGATAACTGTGAGTTGGACGTGTGCAGATAATACCGACTTTGAGGAGTTCGGCAAGCCTCACTTAACCGCCGTGATTGCTGCCATTTTGCAAGCAGAAAATCACAATCACACCGTGGCAAAACAGCATAAAGCGGCAATTGAATTGGCAGACAATCCGCTTGAGTATGATTATTCAGGTGGCTGGTCGAAAACCTATGAGGATTATTTAGCGGAGCAAGCCAATGGCTAATCAAGTATTTTTAGCATTTTACAAAGGCTCTGGTGGCAGTTTATCGGACAAACTCATTGACTTAATAATCCGCAAAACCACGCGCGGGAAATACTCACATTGTGAGCTTGTGATTGCCAAAACGGAGTTTATTACAGGCACTCATTATGAGTATGAGACAATATATCATTGCTACACATCATCGCCACGAGATGGTGGTGTGCGTTGCAAGGTGATTGATTTGAGGACGGGGGACTGGGATTTATTGCCGATAAATTCTAGCCTCGAACAACAAATCCTAACCTATTATGCGCAAACCAAAGGTGCACGTTATGACTACTGGGGAGCTCTTGGCGTCATTTTCGGTATTAAACAAAAACGCAGTAAGTATTATTGTTCGGAGTGGTGTTTTAATGCAATCACAGGTAAGACCGACGGTTGGCGGTTTAGTCCTAATCAATTAGCCGTCATTTTTAAAGGGATCTAGCATGACAGATAAACTCATCAACGCAGCAGTTGCAGCCATTGCGGCAAAAGCACAAACTGATAATAAGCAAGCAAGCAAGCAAGCAAGCAAGCAAGCAAGCAAAATAATTTTACAGGAGCGTGCTATGTTTAAACAAGCTCCGCTCCCTTTTATCGGTCAAAAACGAATGTTTTTACAACATTTTGAGAGATTATTAAATGACAACATCCCTAATGATGGTGACGGTTGGACGATTTTGGATGCTTTTGGCGGCTCAGGTTTATTGAGCCACGTTGCAAAACGGCTTAAGCCTAAAGCTACGGTGATTTACAATGATTTCGACGGCTACGCTGAGCGTTTGCAACATATTGATGACATCAACCGCCTACGTCGCCAGATTGCACCATTATTAGCCGAGCAACCAAAACAAAAACGACTAAGCCCAGAGTTAAAAGCTCAGATAATTGATGTTATCAAAGCATTTGATGGTTATATTAATGTGCATGTGCTTTGTTCTTGGTTGTTATTTAGTGGTCAACAAGTAAAAACCTTAGATGAGCTATTTACACAAGACTTTTGGCATTGCCTACGGCAATCAGACTATCCAAGTGCGGACGGCTATTTAGATGGTTTAACCGTAGTGAGCGAGAGTTTCCACACGTTACTCCCTAAATACCAACATGATCCAAAGGCTTTATTTGTGTTAGACCCACCTTATTTGTGTACACATCAGGAGAGCTACGGTCAGCAACGCTATTTTGATTTGATTGATTTTCTACGCCTAATCCATCTAACTCGTCCACCTTTTGTGTTTTTTAGCTCAACCAAATCGGAGTTCGTCCGCTTTATTGACGCAATGATCACCGACCAATGGGACAACTGGCAATCTTTCGCTAATTACGAGCGCATAGCCGTTAAAACATCAACCTCATATAGTGGCAAGTATGAGGATAATATGGTGTTTAAATTTTAAAGCAAAATAAAACGCCCTTTAAATGTGATTTAAGGGGCGTTTCTATTAGCTAAATTTTATCGGATATAACCGATTAAAATGATAATAATGCACTAAACTCAAATTCTCATTTTAAGCGGTTGCTATTCTCAATTTTGGCGGCTGGCTACAGCGAGAAGTTTACGTAACCAGATAATTTTTTCTTCATAGGAAGAAAGAGATCCTGTATTCCCTTCTTTATATTTCCAGTGCGCTGCAACACCTAATTCCGCATCGTCATGCATTTTTTGAGTACGAATTTGTACTTCAATAGGTTTTTCACCTTCGCCAAGTACCACGGTATGAATAGATTGATAACCATTAGGTTTAGGATTAGCAACATAATCATCAAATTGTTCTGGTAGGTGTTTAAAATGGGTATGAACAATACCTAATGCTGTATAACAATCTTGTAATTTAGGAACGATGATACGCACTGCACGAATATCATAGAGTTCGTTAAAGTCCAATTGTTTCTTTTGCATCTTCCGCCAAATACTATAGATATGTTTTGGTCGACCATAAACTTCAGCGCCTGTCATGGCTTCATTTAGATAGTTAGAAATAGTATCGACAAAAGAGGCAATATATTGTTCTCGGTCTAATCTACGTTCATGTAATTTAATCGCAATAATCCGATATTCTTCTGGTTGTAGATTTCGGAAACAGTAATCTTCCAGTTCCCATTTAAGTTGTCCAATTCCTAGGCGGTTTGCCAAGGGGGCATAGATATTAGAACACTCTTTAGCTGCTTCAATTTTATATTGTCTAGGATAGCGTTTTTCTTCGTCCCGGAGATAAATAATTCGTTCTGCTAATTTGATAATTACACAACGGAAGTCATCAACCATAGCGAGTAACATTCGACGAATATTATCGACCTGAGAGTTTGAGTCACTGGTATTAAGCTGACGGATGTTGTTCATTTCCAACACCCCTTTTAATAATTTCCAGATTTGGCTACCAAAATCTTCTTTTATTTGTTCAAGAGTGACGATTTTGGCATTAACAATAGGGAATAACATCGCAGCGAGTAGCGTATCTGCATCCATATTTAGTCCATGCAGAATTTCTACCATTTCCACACCATCACGAAGATACCAATGGCTATTTTGGAAGAGTTGTTGAGCTTTTTCTTGCGTATAGTACCAGGCCTGAACAATCTTTTTTTCTACATCTGTGGTTAATTTTAGACCTGCACACCATTCTTCAATAATAAAGTCTTTCGGGTTTAATAAATGTGATACTCGTACGGCAACCAT